TATTACTTTTTAAAAAGCAATACCTTAGAGAAGATTAGTTACAACCACTCTTCTATAATAAACGTTTGTATTGAAAGTTAGTGCACCAGAACCTGCAGTTGCACCTTCGGCAAATGGATTTGCAACCATACCATATCGAGTCTTAAACCCAATTTTTGGTTGGAAGCTATCTTGGTCAACTGCACGGACCATTTGTAGTGGTACATATGGGCAGTAGAATAGACCGGCATCAAATGCAGAAGAACCCTTATAACCAACGGTGAGATAGTTACCACCGATAGCATATGGATCAATATAAACCTTTAGACGACCATTGAGAACACCAGCAAAAGTATTACCTGTGTCATCTACTTGTAGGTTATTTGAGTTAAGAGCAGGAGCATAGTCAAGTACACCAGCCATTTGTAGAGCAGAAGCAACATCAGAAGAGCAGATTACGATGTTACCCTTACCACGGCGGGTTTGCTTGGCAATTTGATTTGCTTCACGTTCTAGTTGGAACATAAGACCCTTGAACTTTTCAACAGACCAACGGCCGCTTGAGTCAGTATCAAGGTCGAATACGCCAGCAGTTGTGGTATTTTCTTGAGCACCAGCAACGGCAGTTACGTTAATTGTGCGAACAACTTCACGGTTGATTTCAGCAAGGATTTCAGCAGAGAGGATGTTAGCAAGTTCAGTTTCAGCGTCTAGACCATGAATAGCCTTAAGGTCTTGGGCTAGTTCCATGGTGTATTCAGCCTTGAGGGCACGTGACTTAGCAGTAACGGTTACCTTCTCAATTGAGAAAGCCATTTGAGCAAATGCAGAATTACCGTCAGTACCAAGAGCTTCGGCTTGGGCTGTTGACATACCAGAACCTGTGTTATAGGTATTTACGGCAGTCATTGGAGTTGTATTAGTTGCACCTGGGATTGTACCAACATGCTTCTGACCGAAGGTGTTAGCGCCAGATGTAACAGAAGCAAACTGAGTATTTACTTCGTTGTAGAAAGTTTCAGTACCAGCTTGGTTGCTATAACGTGAGCGCATAGCAAAGATAAGTCCTGTTGGACCAGTCATTGGCTGTGTGCCGCAGATGTCATAAGCAATGAGGTTTGGCATTGCACGACGAACTAGTGAGATTAGCACTGGGTCGAAAGTGTCAATAGCGCCAGTTGTTGCATCAGAGCTAGAACCAGCCATAGCATTGACTGGTAGTGATGAAGTCATGGCTTCATTTAGCATGGTTTGATATTGACCATGAGCAGAAGCTTCACGCATTGCACGAGCAGTATTTTCAAGCACAACGGCTGTTACTGAACGACGATGAGCATCTTTAATGGCTGGAAGGTCTTGGTGCTCCAGAATTGGAGCCCATTTACGTTGGATTTCTTCTTGTAGGTACATTAATGTTCCCTTTCTATAGTTAGGTTGTATTATTTATAAAAACTTAACGCTTGATTGTTCTTGCAATCGCCTGAGCGTATCTGTTGATTTCTGGATCCGCAGAGACGACTCTATCGCTCTCGGGTGCTTCGAAAGTCTCTTCTTCGATATTTGAGACACTTTTATTAGTCTTCTTGTTGAAGTAAGACTCTTTGACGTATGCTAGTTTCTTTCTATAAGTATCTAGATCACCGTCAAACTCGATGCCCTCGGCGAGAGCAGCGAACTTTTCAGACTCATTGAGAGTCAAATCTTCTGCCATTTCTCTAAGTGTTTCTGTTTTTTCAGAATCAAGTAGAGCTTCTTTTAATTGAACATTTTCAGTAATAGATTCATCAAGCTTTGTTTCTAGTGCTTCTACTTTAGCAGCTAGTTCTTCAAGAACATCAATTTTATCTTCTGGAACTTCAATGTAATGTTCAGCAAATAGTCCACGTAGACCATCAATGAATTCTTCAGTAATTTCATTACGAAGAGTAGATGTAATAGCTACTTCATTTTCTTTCATCCAGTTTTCAGTAACATAATCCAGATAAGTGTCTAGTTTTGCTTCTAGAGCTTCTGTAATCTCTGCTACTTCTTCTGTAAGTTGTTCTTCATATTGCTCTTCTAGTTTAGTCATTTCAAGAGTAATACGAGCATTTACAGCGGCTTCAAATAGAGTTGTAGCTTTATCCTTGAATTCTTCGGAAAGATCTTGACCTTCAAACATTTCTTCAACATCTTCTTTGACAGAGATCTTTGGCATTGGGTCACGAGTCTTTGGACCCTTGCCTAGCTTGGTGTCAATTGTTGAAGCATTTGCGTCGGCATTAGCACCAGATGGTAGTGAATCGGCTTCTTTACCAATTAGATCCATTGCTTGTGTATACCATTTTGTAAGGTCATCCTTACGCATGGAATGCATAGCACCAATTACAGCTGTAATTGTTTCAATCTTTGATTTTGGATCAGCAACTGAACGTGAGCCAGGTTTTAGTGTATCAGAAGCAGCGGATTCAGTAACCTCCTCCATATGCTCTTCAATATTAATATCTTGTTCTTTCTCAGACATTAAAGTCTCCTTTACCAAAAGTTTAATTATATTTATAATTTATTATTTCTTGAAGATAGCTTTTGGATAAAGCTCTCAAAGATGCCTAATTTACTTTGCTCGATTTCGTCCATAGTCATTCTCTTGAGTGACTTACGTGTCTCATGTAATCTTTGTTGATACCAAGTATCTGCTGATGCATCATAAACCCAATCAACATTTTCCATTACACCTTTTACAAAGGCATCTGGTGCAGATGGATCAGCAACAATATCAGCTGCAGTTGCTAATCTAAAATCATTCTGTACTTCCATGATATTTTGCTTATTTGGCTTTAATGTGCCCATACCACGAGAAGATACACCTAGATTAGCGCCAGACTTTAATAGACCCTTGGCAATATTACCCATTGGTGTATCAGTTAATTTAGCTTTACCAATATAGTTATTGCCGTCTTTTTTAAGATCAGTAATCATATGTGACACACGATCTAAATTAATTTGAGGACCAGCGGGATGTCCAAGTTCACCATAAGCTCTATTTTGAGCAATATTTTTAGCCAAATAATCAGCTACGGCTGTTTCCATTACACCAAGTGGATAAATTCTACCATTACGATTTGGTGTTTCTGCTTGAAGAAAGATACCTTTGATATAGTGATCTTTTTCACCAGTTTCTCTGGCTTCAGAGATAAACTCTACTTGTTCAATATCTTCTCTGATAAGTTTCATTTTAACCTCTGAAAGCAGCTGGTGTGGCAAATACAGCCACATTAGCGGAAATTAAATCTGTTGGCGCTTTTTGCACAAAAATAAACTGGTTTGCAGGAAGTACAAAAGATGCATATTGAGTAGATGAATTAGAATATAAATTTACTTGAGCAATAGTGGCTGCAGCTACATACACTACTGCTGAACCATTTACAGTATTTTGTGTTGTAACTGAAATTACATTACTTGATGGTTTAATGATTTGCATTAAACATTAACTCCAGTTGCAACATCAACATTCATACCTGGAAATGTAATTGGTGTATCATTTGGCGCAGTTTGTTCTTTCTTATCACCATAAATCATATAATCATGTACTGCAGTAACTTGATCCTTTGCAACTGCAATTTTTGCTTGCACCCATGGTTCAACCATTACATCATCAGAAAGATGCATAGCAAGAGCCATGGCTTTATTTGCAAGTGCACGAAGTTGTGTCTTTGCCATTTCGGCTGATTCATCATCATCTTTTGAACCAAGTAAAGGATTGACTAGTGATTCACGGCATGAAGCATTTTCATGCATTGGGCACCATTTACCTGCTTCTGTCATATTACATTTTAAGCCTTCAGCAAATGCTTTTGATGCTGAACGATACTTATCTGCTTGAGACTTATGGTGGGCAATATCATCAGGCTTCTTTACATGAGTAGCATACTTAGCATGATAATCAGCTAGATGTTGATATTGTGTTTTCTTATCACCTACTTTTTCTGCTTTCTTTGCAGCAACCAAAGAATCTAATCTATCATTGACTTGTTTTGTTGTTGCTTCATAAACTGCTTCGGCTTCTTTTTGCTTATAACCGTGTCTTTTTTCTTTTTCGTCATCTAATACATACTTGGTTGATGCTTTATATGGTGCATCTGTATTACCAACACGGTCAGAATGCTTTTCAGTTTTATGTTTTGCTACAAAATCTTGTTCTGCCTTAGCCTTAGGTGCATAATCAACACCAGGATCAGATCCAGTAGAACCAGGTTCTGTCTTGGAAGCTTTAACTCCCTTTAGAATATCACTGAGTGATTTCGCCATCTTCTTGATCCTCTAGTTCTTCTGTATCTTCTACTTCTGTATTATTAAACATAATTTGTGCCACTTCTACTTTTTTAGCATCAATGGCATCTGCAAGTCTATTGAGCATAATATCTTTAAATGTAGACTCAAAGTCAACGGGTTGTTGTTGTGCAGCATAATAAACTAGATCACTCACATCAGGCATTATTTCTTATCCTTATTTCTTGAAAGAATTTGTATAGCCGATTGATATTTAGACTGATCAATTGGAGATCGTTTTGATAATTTACTTAATCTATCTACCGTCTTTTCAGCATCGGCTATTTTATCTTGTGACGTATCTTTAGATTGTTGATCTGGTTGACCAGATTGATCTTGTTCCATATCTGGTGAAAATGAATCTGCCCCAGGTTCAATCTGATTCATATTCCAACGAGGATCTTGATCTTCCTCTGCAATTTCATCATCCATATCTTCAATTTGTTCATCCGATAGTTTAAATACATTCTTTCTAATATACTCATGAGAGAAGTATTTACCAATAAGTTGATTTTGATCCATAGCACCATAGAGCTGAATTCTATTTTGTAGCACGTCAGCATCTTTTAGTTCGGTAAAATAATTATCTCTGGCAAAATCATATTTAATATCGGGCGAAATATTTTGCCAATCTTCAATTGACATAATACCTTTTAGAACAATTTGTTTTTCAAGTAATTCAGTAAATAGTTGCCCGAATCTACCACGAAGCCTTGAAACAAACTTAGAGAATTTTACTTCATCTCTTGTTACTTCAGTTGCTCGACCAATTGAAAATAGTGCATCCGAGTTAAGACGATTTATTGGTACATTTAATGTGCCATATAGTTTCTTTTGAAAATATAAAACATCATCCATCTCACCAAGGGTTTGACCACCAGGAAGTGTTGTAACTTCTGTTCCTCTACCACCTTCTCTACGTGGGAGCCAGTA